TCCAAAAGTTAATGAATAAGGTAACTGAAACGAATGCTTTGTCAGTACAAGTACAAGCAAAGGCAAGTAAAAAAGAAGCGGAGTTAGTTACAAAAGCAGTTGCAACAATAGTATCAATGAAAGAAGAAATTAAAGATTTAAAAATTGAATTAAATGAAGTTAAAAGCAAGTTGGATTCTGTTACTATTGATACAGGTGGCAAATTTGTGTTATTGCCAATATCCAATAACTAAAAAGATTGGGGAAGATACAGTTGTAATAATGACCTTAAAACAAGGCGAACAAATTAATAAAACTTTTAATAAGTATAATCAAGATTTAACTTTAACAAAGGATAGTTTAAAATTAAAGCAATTAAAATATGATAGTTTATTCAATTCAATTTCTTTGGTCAAAGATTCTTTTTATAGTTGGAAGTGGAAATATACAGAAAATAAAAGGATTTATGAAGCATATAACCTTAATCAAGCAAAAATTGAAAAGCTACATTCAGTAAGCAAATTAATATTAGTCGGTATAATTATTTTACAATTTAGTCAGTTATAATATGAAACAATTTTTTACAGAAGACAATGGTCGTTTAAGTATGAAAAGACTTTGTGGTTTACTATGTGTAATAGCATTATGTGTTACTATGTACCATAATAGCTTTAGTGAGGAACATACTGCTCCAAGTTCAATACTTGTTGAGTCAGTTGCTTTGTTAGCATTTGGTTGTTTAGGGTTAACTTCATTAGAGAAAATCTTTAAGAAGAATGACTAATTATGAAAAAAGGTTGCTAATTTCGGTTGGCATTTTATATATAACATTATTGTTTTATTTCTTTAAATACATTTTATGAAATTAAGTGAGCATTTAGACTTATCCGAAGTTATTAGAAGCGAAAGCGCAAAGCGAAATGGCATTAGTAATATGCCAACAGAGCAACATATTGCTAATTTTAAGCTATTAGCAGAAAAAATATTTGAGCCTATTAGAAATAACTTTAGATGCCCTATTCATATTTCTAGTGGATACAGATCTGTTGCTCTTAATAAGGCGGTTAACGGGAGTAGTTCTTCACAACATTGCACGGGAGAAGCGATTGACGTAGATATGGATGGCACACCTAATGGAGTAACAAATAAAATGGTGTTTGATTATATTAAAGAAAACCTAGATTTTGACCAATTAATTTGGGAGTTCGGTACAGAGTCAAATCCTGATTGGGTACACGTTTCTTATGAAAGTACAGGCAAACAAAGAAAACAAGTTTTAAAAGCTATAAGAACTAATGGGAATACACACTACAAACAAATATAATGTTAAAAACAAAACGCAGAAGGCTTTACTTTGATATTGAAGTAAGTGCAAACGTGGGTTTATTTTGGCAGTCAGGTTACAAATTACAAGTAGGTACAGAGAATATTATTAAAGAACGTGCAGTTATTTGCATCTGTTATAAATGGGAAGATGACGAAGACGTATATTATCTTCAATGGGATAAGAAACAATGCGACAAAAAGCTATTACAAGAGTTTATTAATGTAGCAAACGAGGCTGACGAATTAGTAGGACATAATGGCGATAAGTTTGATTTGTCTTGGATTAGAACTAGATGTTTATTGCATAAAATTGATATGTTCCCTACATATAATACAATAGATACTTTAAAGGTTGCTCGTTCTAAGTTTAGGTTTAATTCAAATAGGCTTGATTATATTGGTAAATTTCTAGGGTTAGGGCAAAAGAACCATACATCTTTTGACCTATGGAAGGATATAATGTTAAAGAATTGTCCTACTGCAATGAATACAATGATTGACTATTGCATTCAAGACGTTGTTTTGTTAGAGAAGGTACACAAGGCATTAAACAATCATATCCCTGCTAAGACACATTATGGAGTTATATTCGGAGGGGACAGGGGTAGTTGTCCTGAATGTGGAAGCGAAGAGGTTGTAAAAAACAATAGAAGAGTTACGGCATCAGGATTAGTTAAGATACAATATAAGTGTAAAATTTGCGGGAAACTGCATTCAAAAACTGAAAAATAATGAGCAGAATATTATACTCAATTATAGATGACCTTTTAATAAGAGAAGATAAAGGGTTAAAAGAATATGGAACTACAATGGATAGGACTGATTTAAGTGAGGAAGATTGGTTGCAACACGCATATGAAGAAGCACTAGATTTAGCTATTTATTTAAAGAAAATTATAAAAACTAAACAAAATGAAAATGCCAAAAGGTTTTAACAAATGGACACTATTAGAACAAGAGAATTATTTTAATAGTAAATTACAGGAAATACATTCTATTGAGGCAGAGTATAGAAGAATCCTAGCAAAGATTAGAGGCGGTCAAAAGGTTGAATTATTAGAAATGGACAGACCTGATGAATTATTAATGAAAGCGTGAAAATAAAAATAGTATATAAGAAGCTAGGCAGAGAACAAGCGCACGGCATTGCCGAAAGCGATGGCATTATATATATTGACCCTAGATTAAAGGGTCGCAAGAAATTGGAAATTTATATCCACGAAATTTTCCACCTGCTAAATGCAGAAGATAGCGAAGAACAAATAATAGAAAAGAGTGTTACTCTTACAAAGATGCTATGGTCTTTAGGTTACAGGCAAGTTGACAATAGTAAGCACTTGCCATTACAAGACGGAAGTAAATAAGTGCGTTGGTCAGTCGCACCCCTGATTTTAGACTTAACTAACTATAATAGGTTCTGCATAAAACCCAATAATTTGTTTTGAATATGTAGCATAAGGAGTATGTAGTTCTTGTCCTTTGTCTAACATTTTTTCTATGTCTTTGCTTTTCCAATAATTACTAAGTGTTTTCTTTGCTCTTAATAATGATAAAATTTGGATTTCTTTTGTTTGATTATCTTCCCTTACTATAACGTAAATAGGTTTTGATAATCTTTTTTGTGTTAGCTTTTTCATAAGTAATATTGCAGTTTATAGTGTGCCTCACTTTTTTTGGTTTATTTCAAAGAGCTTAATTAATTTCTTAATTATATTTTAATATACGAAATATAAACGACTTATCCAAATCTTTTACACAAGCGGTAATATAGAAGTATAAACGGCAATACTAAATTTTTTGGTTCTGTCCACTTTTTTGTTCGGACAATTTTTCGGACAATTTACCGCTTATCCTTCTTAATTACCATTTATAATATTATTTGAAAATTTATTAGATAATATTAGGATAAGCCGTTTATAGGCTATATATTCGTGTTATAATTAAAAACCAAAAATTATAACAAATGACACAAACCGAAAAATTACAATTTTTTATTGACACCTTAATTAAGCAATACGAGGCATTTGAAGACAAAGAAAATCCCGTTGCAGTTACAATTAAAGCAGTAATAGATTACGGAAACGCATTAAATAAACTATAATGACACAACTAGAAAAGCTACAACTAGAATATACAACGTCTAAATGGCAATACAATAAAAGTAATGAATTTAGCATAGATAGGCATTATAATAATATGCAAAAGGCTTGGAAAGAATTAAAAGAATACAAGCTAAAACATTGTCCTAAATTATTAGAACAACCTAAAAGTACAATCAAGCATACAAAATTTATAAGATTAGACGACCAAAGAGAGTATTTCGAATTTAACGATTATCAATAAACAAAAACAAACACTATGAACTTAGTAAAAATTCAAGCCGAATTAAAAGCACCTAAAAACCAAACAAACGCATTTGGTAAGTACAAGTACCGAAGCGCAGAAGACATTGTAGAAGCCGTAAAGCCAATTCTAAGCAAGTACGGAACTGCATTAGTAATTACAGACGAAGTAGTACAAGTAGGAGACAGGATTTATGTTAAAGCAACCGCTACACTTTTAGATGGCACAGACGATAGCATTAGCGTAAGCGGTTGGGCAAGGGAAGAGGAAGTCAAGAAGGGGATGGATTCAGCACAAATAACAGGGAGCGCATCAAGTTACGCTAGGAAGTACGCATTAAATGGTCTATTAGCAATAGATGATACCAAAGATTCAGATGCTACTAACAATCATCAAGACGAACTAGGCGATGACAAAAGGTTGTATCTAATTACATTATTAGAGGCAGCGCCATTTGATGAAAATACTAAAATTAAACAAGCCTTAAAGATTGAAAGCTATACTAAAATAGAGCAATACGAAAAGGCATTAAAAATTCTTTTAGCAAATCAAACTAAATAATATGGAAAATAAATGGGGAATTAAAATAAGCAGAATAGCTTTACCAAAAGAAAAACCATCATTTAATCAATGGGTAAGGATGCTAAATGTATCATCAAACTACAAAAGCAATAGCAATTATCATCATTCACTAAATAACGATTACGATTTTTCTAAAATTAAAAACAAACAAAATGAGCCAACAAACGCAGGTGCTTAATCACCTTAAAAGAGAACCACTTACTCCATTAGTGGCATTAAAAAAATATGGAACATTAAGATTAGCCGCATTAGTATTTAATCTTAAAGACGAAGGGCACAATATTCTTTCGGAAAGAGTAAACGTAGGCAGTAAAAATAAGCCTAAATTTGTAGCTAAATATTCATTAATTAAAACTAAGAAGTAATGTCAGAAGAAAAAAAGAAGTACGGAGCTTGGCTTAAAACAACTCCAAAAGGCGAAGTAATTAACTTTACAATCGAAGGTAAAAAGTATAATATGTGGAAGAACACATTTAAAAAGCCTGAATCAAATCAGCCTGATTATCAAATTTATGAAGACAATTACAAACCCAAAGACGATTTAGAATTTTAATTATGACAACAAAAGAAGAAATATTTGCAGCATACAAGATGCAAAAAGATAGCTACAATTTTTTACATAAGATTATGGCAAGGGAAGGTATTATATTTGACGACATTAAAATACCTATAACCGACAAGACCCTAAAACCTGAAAGGATTGTACAATTAGTCGAAGATGTTTTTAACACTAGCGTAAAGAATCAAGATAGAAAACAAAGCACTATCTTCGGAAGACAAGCAGCCGCATATTTACTTAGAATTTACACTAGGTTAAGTCTTAGCGAAATATCTAAATACATAGGTGTTAGCGACCACACTACAGTCCACTACTCAATTAAAAAATGTAGTGACATTATGAAAACAGAAGATTGGTTTAAAGAAAAAATAATTCAATTATGTGAAGAATTAGATGAATATGCGCTATATTTGTCAAAATAAAACAACTACTATGTCGTATATAGTAATTACAAATACATTAGGGGGAGAGTCAACCGCAGATACGACCTGCGGAAGGCTTGAACCCTATTTTTTTTATGAACAGAGATTTTAAAGGAGTTTGGATACCAAAAGAAGTTTGGATTGACAAGGACTTAACTTGGATGGAAAAGCTATTATTAGTAGAAATTAATAGCCTTGACAACGCAGAAGGATGTTACGCATCAAATCAATACTTTGCAGATTTTTTTAATCTAAGCGCATCTAGGATTAGCGAAATAGTTAGTAGCCTAGTAGAAAAAAAGTACATAACTAGCAAATTAATTTACGAAGGATTGCAGGTAAAAATGAGAATACTAAAAACAAATAAGGTATTCGGAATACCGAATAGGGGTACTCGGAAAACCGAAGGGGGGTATTCGGAAAAGGCGAAGGATAATAATACAATATTTAATAATACACATATATATAAAGAGGACTTCGAAAAATTATTAATTCCATTTAAGGAAATACTAGCTAATAACTACGAAGAATTTTTAGAATATTGGTCAGAGCCAAACGCAAAAGGCAAACTAAGATTTCAATGCGAAAAGTTTTTTGACATAAAAAGAAGAATAAATACTTGGAATAAAAACACCAACAGATATGGAAATACAAAAGCACTTAAGTCAGGCACTACAAGTCAGCAACGAATGGACAACCTCAAACAATGGGTTAATAGTTGATAACGAAATAGCTAAAGCATTTAAAGGGCAAAAGCTAAATCTAGTATCCCCTATTACGCTAAAAGAAAATTTAGCATACATATTTACTTTGCTCGGAATGACAAGGTATCCTGAAAAGGAAGAGTTTATGGTTATAGAAGATTTTATTAGGTCAAGCTATCCTAAGTACACAATAGAAGAATTTGTTATAGCATTTAAAATGGCAGTACAAGGGAAGTTAGATTGTTCAGTAGAACACTACGAAAAGTTTAGTCCAAAGTTTATAGGTCAGGTTATAGCAGCATATACAAAAAAAGCAAACGAAGTAAGAAAAATGACAAAACACATTGTTAACGAAATTGAGCCTCCTAAATTAACAGACGAAGAGATAGTCCTATTTACACAAACAGAGTGGTTAAATTCGCCTAAGATTGACTACAATAGGATATTTAACGCAGACAGGGTATTTAATATTCTTATAAAAAATGGAAGGTTAAAGATAGAGCCTAAGGAAATACTAGAAATAATTGCAATAGTTAAGGAAGATAACCTACAAAAATCAAGCAAATTGTTTGGTAAAGAGTACACTGAATTTAAACGCAATACATTAGACGCAGATTTTATAGATAAACAATGTAAAAAATTAGCACTTGCAAAATACTTTGAGGGTTTTTCAGGTTAAGTACACTTATTGTGGTAGCCTTAAATATTGTTATACAATTAACTTTTTTGATTGCTATCCAACAAGACAAGATGCTATTGATGGAATAAATAGGCTTACCTTTAAAAAACAATTTTACGAATTATTATGGACATATCAGCAAACGACCTTACAAAATGGGCAAAAAGAAACCTAGAATATGTAGGTTACAGATTAAATAGAGTTAATAATATTCCATACGGAAAGCGTAAAGGAACAATACAAAAAGGATGGGCAGACTTACAAGGTTATACATCTTCAGGCAGATATGTTGCAGTAGAAGTTAAAAAGATAGGCGACAAGTTAAGTCCTGAACAAAAAGAAAGGTTAGAAGATATACACAAATGTGGTGGAATTGTCTATATTTGTACAGAAATAGATAACAAACCTGCATTTGTGGAATGGACAAAAATAAAATTATAGAGCAATATTGGCTTAATGATGAAGTAAATCAGGCTTTTGCAAAAATGCAGCCTGAAGAATTGCAGTATGATTTAAAGGTAGAAGTGTTTTTAGTGTTATTAGAAATGCCTGAAGAAAAGCTATTTGGTTTATACGAAAGAGGCGAAATTAGATTTTACATAGTTAGGACTATGCTAAATATGATTAAGTCAGATAGAAGTCAATTTTGGAAGAAGTACAGGAATTACACAGAATACAATGGTAAAGAGGTAGCAGAGGTAGAAGATAATTGCATTATAAGTCTTATGGAGAATGGAATAGAAAAGCTACATTGGTATCAAAAGGAAATATTAAGGCTATATACTTTTGACTTTAACAAGAATGCAAAGGAGTTAAGCAGACAAACAGGGATTCCATATATGTCAATCATAAGAACTTTAAAACAAACTAAAACTGAACTAAAAAAATACATTCGAAAATGATTCAAATAATTTTAACAAGTATCTGTGCATCATTATTTTTTAATACTATCCACAACCTGCATCGTAAATGGGGACTCGATTTCAAGCCTTTCAGTTGCGGAAGTTGCTTGGCTTCGTGGATTGCGATTATATTGTATTTCGCACCTGAATTAATTGTAAACATAGCAAGTGTTTTATTTATATCAGGCTTTATGGCATCTATTGTTGAAACTTTAATTTATAAGATATGGAATTAGTCGATAGATTATACCTGCAAGAGCATTATAACAATTACGAAACCTCACAAAGCGGTTACCTTAGAAACTTAGATTTGTCGATTATGAAGACATACGAGGCAATATACAGAAAATATATTGACCCTAATTTTATATTAACAATTTGGTGCGGCAACTGCCGTATGGATATGGTTGTAAGATTATACAAATACTATAATAGTTTACCAATAGAAAACCTTTTAGAACCAAAAAAGCGTGGTCGCAAACCAAAAACAGATGGCTAATTATATACACCCAACCGCAATAATAGGGGACAATGTTGTACTAGGGGACAACAATTACATAGGTGCTTATTGTATTATAGGCGACCCTGCAGAACACAAAAAGTATTGGGATAATCCTAAAGGCAAAGTATTTATAGGGGACAATAATATTATTACAGGCTTAGTTACAATAGATGCAGGTACAACGGAAGATACAATAATTATGCATAATTGTTTTATAATGAAACACGCACATATCGGACACGATTGTAAAATTTTTAATAATGTTACAATTAGTTGCGGAGCAAAAATAGGGGGACATTCTACTATTATGCAAAATTCAAACATAGGACTTAACGGAGTATTGCATCAATTTAGTATAATTCAAGAAGGTTGTATGATTGGAGCAAGTGCTTTTTTTAAGGGAGAATCGAAAGCGTTTACAAAATACGCAGGAGTACCTGCAAGAAAATTAGGAGAAAATAAGCCTCGATGAATGCAATAATTTATTTAAACTATCAGGATAGAAACACAGATACTTTGTTTGCTAACATTAAAAATGCAGGAAAGCATATAGATTTTATAAGCATAGTTAATGAAATAGGGATTGCCTATGCAATCAACAAAGGGTTAAGACATTTTAACTATGACTATGTTGAGTATGTTACAATTATGGGGAATGACATATTAGAGCCTAATAATTGGTTGCAAACTAGAAACGAGTATATGGAAGATAATACAATAGGCATTTGCTCAATCCCCTTAGATGGTTTTAATGGGGACTCACTAGACTTAATTGGCAACTTTACAATCAAGGCAGAGGTAATTAATAAGGTCGGTGCATTTAATGAAGAACTAGACCCATATGGAGCAATAGACCTAGATTATTGCACTAGATGCAGAGCAGCAGGATTGCATACTAAATTTATACCGAATACAAAAGCGACACATATAGAACAAAATGGCATTGATGCCTATGGTTATAACAAGATGGATTTAGTTAAAAAGACTTGGGATTTACATAATCAAAATGTATCAGACTATTCTAATAGAACTAAATCATATTACATTCCTTTATGAGAATACTAGCAATAACAAGTAAGTTTAGTGGGGTTGGTTATCATAGAATTATGATGCCATTAGTTAATATGCAAAAAGATTATTGCCTTATTACAGATACAATTAACGAGGCAGTATTTGACAATAACTATGACATCGTAATATTTAACAGATTTTTAGCATCAACAGATGCAAAGCTATTAGTTGAAATGAAGTTGAAATATAACTTTAAGTTAGTTGTCGATAATGACGATTATTGGATATTGCCACCAACACATATACTTGCACAAAGATATAGAGAAAGCAACATTACAGATATTATTACAGAGTATATGCGAGTAGCAGACCTATGCACTTGTACACACGAAAGGTTGGCTGAAGAAATATATAAATACAATCCTAATGTAGAAATATTACCAAACGCTTTACCATACGGAGAAGAACAATTTCAAGACAATAAATTAGAATCCGATATTGTCAGGTTGTTTTGGGCAGGGTCAGGCACTCACGTTCCTGATATTGATATCCTGCGCAACCCAATGAAAAAGATTAATTTCCCTGTTAGGACAATTATAGCAGGATATAATCTAGGGGAAAAGCATCTTTGGGATAGAATGATTGGGGTATTTACTAATGGTTTAAAACTTAATCCAACTATATATGACTATTCGGAAGTAAGCAAATATATGGGTGCATACGCAGATTCGGACATAAGTATTATACCTTTAGTAGAAAATAAGTTTGGAGCAATGAAATCTAATTTAAAGGTATTAGAGACTGCCGCAAAGAAAAACCCTGCTATTGTTAGCAACGTGCATCCTTATAAAAATATGCCTGTTTGCTATGTTAACAACCAACAAGATTGGTATAAATGGATTAAGCTATTAACCTTTGACGAGGCTGCAAGGACAGAGTATGGTCAAAAGCTATTTGAATATTGCAATACTAATTTTAACCTTCACACCATAAATAACAAAAGATTTGCTATATATAATAAATTAATAAGCAATGCCAATAACTAAATGTAGCAACGGAAAGTACAGAATAGGTACAGGAAGTTGTATTTATGACACACAAGAAAAGGCTGAAAAAGTTTGGTCTGCCATTCAAAGTGGTTTATTACCTAAAGCCGCATTAGATATAGAGCCAAACCCTTGTTGGGAAGGTTACGAGCCTATTGGATTAAAACCTGATGGTTCTCCAAATTGTGTTCCTATTAGTCAACAACTTGAAGAAACTTATAATGACTATCCTGAATCTGCTTCTAATAATGCTAAACGTGCATTGAAATGGGCAGACGAAAATGGTTGGGGAGGTTGTGGAACTGCAGTCGGGAAGGCTAGGGCAAATCAATTAGCTAAAAAAGAAAATATATCTAGGGATACTATTGCAAGGATGGCATCATTTAAAAGACATCAACAAAGCAAAGACGTACCTTATACAGAAGGTTGCGGTGGTTTAATGTGGGATGCTTGGGGTGGCACGTCAGGGATTGAATGGGCAATAAATAAACTAAAACAAATAGATAAAAAATAAAAAAGCATACTAAAATATATCTTGAACATTTTAATTATACAACGGAATGTTTTATACCTTGTGAATCTTGCGGAGCAAAAGCAGTAGATATACACCACATAGAAGCTAGAGGTATGGGCGGAAGCAAAAGTGCAGATACAATAGAAAATCTTATGGCATTATGTAGACAATGCCACGTTGTAATGGGGGACACTAAAACACATATGGAATATTTAAAAAGCAAACATAAAGAGAAATTAAATGGCAAAAGTTAAAAGTGATTCAAAAAAGGTTAACTTTGGTAAAAGAAAGAATGGCAAAGCAAAAAAATCATACAATAAAAATGACAGAAAAGAACGCAACTACAGAGGTCAAGGTCGTTAAGGTTAATGACATAAAGCCTCATCCTAGCAATCCAAGATTAATAAAAGATGCTAAGTTCAAAAAACTTGTTAAAAGTTTAACAGAATTTCCTGAAATGTTAAATGCAAGACCTATTGTTGTTAATGAAGAAGGGGTTATACTTGGAGGCAATATGAGGTATAAGGCTGCTAAAGAACTTGGTTACAAAGAAATTCCTGTAATATACACATCGGGTTGGTCTCAAGAGCAACAAGATGAATTTATGATTAAGGACAATACAAACGCAGGAGAATTTGATTGGGACGAATTAGCAAACTCTTGGGATACAAGCGCATTAAAAGAGTGGGACGTAATTCAATGGGAAGTGCCTGATTATCAACCTGTATTAGAACCACAAACAAATCATAAGGACGTAACTGACAACGATATATTAAAGAAGGCGCAAGAACTAGCAGATAAGTTTATACAAGAATCAAAACACGCAGAGGTAATTTGCCCTGCTTGTGGAAATGAATTTAAGGTAACAATATGATAGATACAGAAATCCAACAATTCATAAACAATAACGAATGGATATTCGCTAAAACATATGCAAAGACCACACCGCACGAGTATTGCTTATTTAATAGAAGCCTAGATAGGGAAGAGTACAATAGGTTTGTAGCGCATATGAAACTAAATTTAGTTAAGGAAAGGTTTTTTAGTACACATTTTAATTACTTTTATTTCGGAGAATATAAGTATTGGACTATGGAAAAGGTTGGCGAACAACCTATTTTAATTAATAGAGCATTACGAGAAGTAACTTATGGTTAAAATTATAATAAGGGGTGTACCTGATAGGCAAGAATATATTGACTATTTAAATAGGGTATTGCCACAAGCAGAATGGTGTATAGATAGAAGGTTTATTGTTGAGCCTGACAGAAGAGTTAGGCATATGAAAAACTTTATTGATGCATTAACGATGGGAGCAGACGTACCTTGTGTACATATGGAAGAGGATGTTATTATAACAAAGGATTTTATTAATAAGTTAAACTTTGCAATAAGTCAAAGACCAAACGAGTTAATTCAGTTCTTTTCAATGAGGGGGGATGACATAAAGAAGGGGAGCAGATACGACAATAACTATATTATGAATCAATGCTTTTACCTTCCTGCAGGTTATGGTAGGCAAATAGCAGAGTATTACAAATCTTGGGGGAAGCTAGAAGAATTACCAAGCGGAAGTGATTTAATGATTAACGATTGGCTAAAGAGTAGAAAGGAGAAGTATTGGATACACGTTCCGTCTTTAGTAGAACACAGAGTTACAAGGTCAATGATAGATAAGAGAAGACCGCAGAAAAGACAATCTAAAACATTTATTGACCCTGTCCTATGATAATATCTGCAATCAAATTAGAATTAATACAACCCTATATTGCTGAAACAAAGCGAGAAGGTATGGCAGGTTATTCTAATAAGGCAGAATATTATGGTGCGTTTGTTGACAATAAGCTAGTCGGGTTTACAAGTATTCAGTATTACGGCAAGAAAGCAAAGTTTAACAATCATTTTATATTTAAAGAGCATAGGGGTAATGGCTACTTTAAAGAGTTATTAGACTTTAGTATATGGAAGGCAAAGGTTAATGGTTGTACGGAAGTTGTTGCTGCCTGTACAAAAATGTCTGTTAAAGAGTATTTAAAACGAGGCGCAATAATAGAAAGGGAATATAAAATATGTACAAATATTAAATTAACAATATGAAATTCTACAAAGATGCAAGCGTATTAGTCGAGGCTAAAGCTAGAATCAACAGGATATTTGATGAATTTGAGAATGTCGTTGTAGGTTTTAGCGGTGGTAAGGATAGCACTTGTGTTCTAAACCTAACATTAGAAATAGCTAAAGAAAGGAATAGGTTGCCTCAAAAGGTTATGTTTGTCGACCAAGAAGCAGAGTGGCAGTTTACAATCGACTATGTGAAAGACGTAATGTACAGAGAAGACGTAGAGCCTTTTTGGATACAAGCACCTTTTAAGATTACAAACTCAACTTCAACAAGTACAGACTGCTTAGAGGCTTGGGGAGAAGGACAAAAATGGATGCGTGAAAAAGACCCTATTTCTATTAAAGAGAATACTTTTGCTACAAGTAAAAATTCTTCGCACTTAGATGAATTCTATAAGTTCTTCCCTAATTTCTTTAAGCATCAATTCCCGAAACAAAAGTCAGCATACCTAGCCGGTGTAAGAGCAGAGGAAAGTCCAACACGAGCAATGGCTTTAACTAATGGGGTAACATACAAAGATATTACTTGGGGCAAGACCCTTAACAAAGCAGACGAACATTATACCTTTTACCCATTATACGATTGGAGTTATACAGACGTATGGAAAGCTATACACGAACATAGTTGGCAGTATTGCAAGGTTTACGATTATATGTATCAGTATGGTTATGCTATCCAAGATATGCGTGTAAGTAACCTGCATCACGAAACCGCTATTAAGCAATTATTCTTCCTACAAGAAATTGAGGGGGACACCTATAACAAACTAACAGAAAGATTGCAAGGGGTATCAACCGCAAGTAGGTTTGGAGAAGACGACTTTTTTGTTAAAGAGTTACCATATATGTTTAAGGATTGGAAAGAGTACAGAGACTTCCTAACCGAGAAGCTATTGCCCGAATCATCAATACCTATCTTTAAAAAGAAGTTCGAGAAGCTAGACGAAAAATATGGTACAATGAAAAACATTGACAAGCTATATAAGATTTGTGTTCAGTCAATAGTTATCAATGACTTTGGATTTGTAAAGCTTGGTAATTGGGAACGTGGGCCAGAGGTAGACACTTGGAGAAAATACAAGAAGGGGAAGGTATCAAGACATATGCTTAAAAATAAATATATATGATATACGAACAACTAAAAGAGGCATTTAATAATGCAGAGGATAAAATGAAATTTATCTATGACCTAAGAGAATTTATCCATAAAGACCTAAGTCCTGTAAATACGCAGCCTATTGACCTAGTTCGATGGGTTGACATTAACAAAGTACAGGCGAACGATTACAACCCTAATTCAGTAGCAAAGATTGAGATGGGTTTGCTTTATACTTCTATTAAACACGATGGGTACACACAACCTGTGGTTACAATTTATGATGAGGCATTAGACAAGTACATTATTGTTGATGGCTTCCATAGGTACTTTACCTGCAAATCAAACAAGGACATACTAGAAAGGAACAATGGTTGTCTGCCTATTGTAGTAATTGAGAAGGACATTAACGACAGGATGGCTAGCACCGTGAGACACAACAGAGCAAGAGGGAAGCATAGCGTATCGGGTATGTCAAGTATGGTATTTCAAATGTTAGAGAATGGTTGGACAGACGCAGAGGTATGTAACGAACTAGGGATGGAATCGGAAGAGATACTTAGGCTAAAACACATAACAGGGTTTAGTAAGTTATTCGAAGATATGGAATATAAAAAGGCTTGGGAGTCTAAGGAGCAGATTAAGATTAGGCACAAATACAACGAATCATTAACAGAACAATAACAGAATGAGCAAAGAGCATTTAATACCTTTTGTAAAAGGTCAGTCAGGCAATCCTAATGGAAGGCCTAGAAAGTATGTTACATCATTAAAGGCGCAAGGATATAGACTAAGCGAAATTAACGACACGATACAGGCTATGATGTCAATGAATAGCGAAGAACTTAAATCGGTCTATGACAATCCTGATGCAACCATACTAGAGAAGACAATAGCCAATGCGATGAATAAGAGCCTCATTAAGGGCAGCTTATATTCTCTTGAGACCTTATTAACTAGAGTATATGGAAAGCCGAAGGAACAGGCTGAAATCGACATTACAAGCGATAACAAAATAACAGTTAAGTTTATGCCTTATGGAAATAATACTTCCTCAACCACATAAGACACAATTACCTGTCCTAGAATCAACAAGCAGGTTTATTGTTTTAATGTGCGGCAGACGATGGGGCAAGTCTCTAGTGTCGCAAGTAATAGCAATTAAGGAAGCGTTACAGGGCAAGTCCGTTGCCTACGTTACACCTACCTATTTATTGTCAAAGGTATTCTTTGAGGAACTATGTCAGCATTTGCCTAGTGGAAGCTATAAGACTAACAAGTCCGATTTAATTATTGAATTTGTAACAGGCGGCAAGATTAGATTCTTTACAGGAACAAGGCTTGATTCTTTTAGAGGTTTAAAATTCCATAAGGTTATTATAGATGAGGCATCTTTTATTCCTGACCTAGAGAAGGGATGGCTAAATTCTATAAGACCTACCCTTACGGACTATCAGGGAGGCGCAATCTTCTTATCAACCCCTAAGGGTACTAACTACTTTTATAGCCTCTATATGAAAGGAGGGGAGAAGGATTGGGAAAGCTATAAGTTTACTACATACGACAACCCTACAATACCTGCCGAAGAAGTTGATGCGGCTAAGTTTCAATTACCACATATAGTATTTGAGCAGGAGTATATGGCAAACCCTGCAGAGAATAGTGCAAACCCTTTTGGGAACGAGTTTATTAGAAAATGTATTTCCCCTATGAGTGGCAGAATACCTGTATCATTTGGTATTGACGTAGCAAAGTCTGTCGATTGGACAGTTATTGTTGGATTAGATGACTTAGGGCAAGTATGTTATTTTGATAGGTTTCAAATGGATTGGCATAACACTAAGGAAAACATTAAGCGATTGCCTAAAGCGCATACCTTAATTGATAGTACAGGAGTAGGCGACCCTGTATTAGAGGACTTGCAAAGAAGCGGAATGATGATTGAGGGTTTAAGGTTTACGAGTTCTAGTAAGCAACAACTAATGGAAGGCTTATCTGCAGCGATACAACAAAAGTTAATCAAGTATCCTGATGGAGTTATTGTTGATGAGTTAAATATCTTTGAGTATATCTTTACAAGTACAGGAGTTAAGTATTCCGCACCTAGCGGATTTCACGATGACTGCGTTATGGCATTAGCATTAGCTTGGTCAAGTTATAATTCTAGACGTGGTTCAGGCAGATATAGCCTTGCATAACCGCTTATCCTTCTTATTTACCACTTATCATATTGTTTAAAAATAGTTAGTATATTGTTAGGATATCTAGGATAAGTCTGCGTATATTTGTGTTAACCAAAAAATAATACAATGGGAACAAGAAGCACGTACAGAATTATTGAGCAACACAAACAAGAAGACTCAATAACAAGCAATGAAATTAGTTTAATTTATGTTCAGTATGATGGCTACCCTGAAGGGCATCCATTAGAAACCGCCTTTTGGCTTTCAAAAGGATACGTAGTTAACGGACTAGGATTAAAAGACGAAACATTAGTTTTTAACGGAGCAGGTTGTTTAACGGCTCAATTAATAGCTAAGATGAAAGACGGAGCAGGCGGAGTATATGTTTACGGACTACAAAGCAGAGGTAATTGTTCAGAGGATTATCTATATGACATTATAGTTAAGCCAAACAGAACAATAGAATTCGTAGCATATCACAACGACCATTGTCAAACAGAATTTTTTAGAGGTACACCAATAGAATTTGTAAATAGTTTTAAATTAAAAGAAGCATAAAACCAACACTATGAAACTACAACTAACAACCCAAGAGCAAACATTATTATTAGACTCTATATTTGCAAGAATAAAGCAGATAGACAGATTATTACAAAGTTTTGAAAATGATAATCTAATAGAAATCTACTCAAACGACAAGGCAATATTAGAACAATTACAAACTAAATTAATACACCAATATGAAACAGAAGCAGTATAACATTCAGGCAGTATTAATACTAATACTAGCCTTTACAATAGTAGCTATCTATCAAAACATTTAATGACATAGCCACCTCGGGAAATTAAATATTTAAAACAAAAATAGTAATTACGGGTACTCGGGGTGGTTTTTTAAAACAAACACTATGACAAAAAACAACTATACTATAAGTCAGGAATATCTAATTAAACTAGAAAATGAATGTCTTATTCAAAAAATTGAGAAGTTAGAAAAAGAACTAGCACAAAAGGAACTATCAATTAAAATGCTTAAAAAAGACCTATTAACAAATACATATGAAAATACTACAACTTATTAAGTTCTTTATTATTTCAGTACCATTAGCTTGTTTTGTATATATAATTGCAGTATCTTTATGTAAAATCAAGCAGCTATGTGGGACAAAATAAACGTATGGCAATATCAACAGATTTATAATGTCATAAAGACAAAAGACAAAAACGATACTGACTTAGATACAGATGTAAAGCTAATTGCAATAGTCAATAATATGACAGAGATGCAAATAGATAGCCTCCCATTAAACAAGTACGCAGAGTTAAAAGAAACAATATCCTTCCTTAATGAGCCTATAAATGGCAAAGCGGTTAAGTATATACCTATTTCTAAAAACAAAAGATACAAGATTAATTATGATGTAAGTAAGATGCCATTCGCAAGGTATATAGAAAGCAAAGTATTTAGCGAAGACCTATATGGCAACCTACATAAGTTAGCAGCTACTATGATAATTCCGCAGGAGCGCAGTAGATTTGGATTTTGGGTAAGTAAGCCATACGATGCAAGTAATCACAAAGACTATGCAGATGATATGTTAGAAGCAAGATTTGTAGACGTATATCACTCGTTGGTTTTTTTTTATCAAGTATACAGAAATTGGATAGAAATTTCACAGGATTATTTGGCGAACAAGATGCAGGAAGCGGGAATGAGTCATCAACAAGCGACAGAGGTGGTTCAAAGTTTATTGACTATTTTGGATGGCAATATAGCACCAAACTTATTGCCGAGTACGAAAATTGCAGAGTTAGCGAAGCGTATGAACTTAGCACAATAGAGTGTTTAAACATACTATCCTATCTAAAAGCTAAAACAGATTACGACAACGAGCAGATTAAAAAGATAAGATAGTTTTCATAGTTGGATTTTTGGTTACTTCCCCATCCCTAAAAAGGTGGGGATAGTTATTTTTATGTTATAACACTATTTATTGGTATGAGTATTACAAAAGCACAAGCAATAGCATTAGGAGAAGGATTCCTAAATACCATAGGCGAACAACCTATGAAGCCTAATGATTTGCCTGTTGCAGAAAGATTGCTTAGAGACTTTGGCGCAGACTTTATATTACAGGCTCAAAGAAACTTACGAGCAAACAATTCAATAGCTTCGGGTGCAATTAATGATATAAAAATGTTTGTTACTAAATTTGGTACAAGCTATACATTATCAATTGGTTACCCTAAAAGCGAACCTGCATCTAAGTATTGGGATTTTATAAACAAAGGGGTAAAAGGTACAAGAAACATAAAGGCAGACTCAAAGACTCCTTATAAGTTTAATCCTGCTAAAAAGAGCATACCTATTTCGGCAGTAGAAAAATGGCTAGGATACAATAAATTAAAAGCAGTATCTGTAAAACCTTATAGAAAGCTAGGTGTTGAAGGTAAGGCAGTTGATGCTAAAAAGTCCTTAGCTTATGTTATAGCTAGGTCAATACATAGAAAGGGTATAAGGTCAACACATTATTTTGATAATGCAGAAAAGGCTACATTTGGAAAGAACTTCTACGAGGTTATGGAGGCTGCATTAGGTAAAGATATACAAATTAAAATTAGACAAATCGGTAAAGAAATAACAAATGGCAATAACAATTCAAAGTAGTCCTGCTCCTTATTCAAGTATGCACGATGACTTATGGTACGTTTCTAGTTCAACTAATGTAGGCGAAACTGCATTTAAGTTCGTTTATGACGTTTTCGTTAATGGTGCACAAGTAAGCAGAACAAAGATATATCCTTCGCCATCAGCGGAAGGTAGCTATGGGGTATTTAACGCATCCCCTATGGTTAGGGCATATGTAACTAATTACTTTGAGCCATCGGGTAGTTCTATCTTAGTTGCATCTAATGATAAGATAAAAGTTAATTCTACTATTCGCATAGGAGAAGAATATGTAAGTGGTGGCAATTTAGTTACTAGCTTAGATTTAGTTTCAGGTGCATTAAGTGCATATAACTATTACCCGCCATTGTTTGCGGACATTCTATTTGTTAATAGCAATACTCCATTAGTTCTATCTGATTATTATGATAACCTATTAATCGAGAACTTTACAGATGATTGGCTAACCGAAAGAGATGCAGAGGATATTACAATAGAGTATGGCGATAACTTCTATGCCACATATTTTAAAATTACGGCAGGTAGTTATTCGGCTTGGATAGAAGTAGTTAACGAGTCAAACGCAGTTATAGATACTGCTAGTGGTAATATTACATTCACAGGCGAAATGAATCTATTTAATTGTCAAGCAGGGCATATTAATACTTTTGCAGGCAGAACTTTAATAACAGAGAATACTTATGGCTATAATGTTTACTTAAAGAGAGGAGTTGCAATATCTAGGAAGCTACAATTTAAACAAAAGTGCTATCCTAAATATAAGCAGTATAACTTACATTTCTTAAATAGACTAGGCGGTTGGGATACAATGAAGTTTGCCCTAGTTAACAAAAGGTCAACAGAGGTGCAGAGAGCATCATATAGACGCAATGATTGGCAGTTATCAGGCAATACAATGACTAATATCGATTCTTATAATAAGTACAATGAGACGACTCTAAACTACGCTATTCAGCATAAGGATAAGTTTCATCTTATTTCCGATTGGGTAAGTCAACAAGATTATGAATGGTTAGCGCAGTTATTTGCAAGTACAATTACTTATATGGAAGTACAAGGTGCATACTTCCCTGTTACAATAAGCAGCACAAATTACGAGTATAAGTTAGAAAGTTCGGACAAGCTATTTAACTTTGAAATAGATATTGAGGTTGGTAAATATATAACAAGTCAATTTAGATAATGATAAGTACAGAGATATATATTGAGGATTATAAATTAGACTTATTGCAAGATATAAGTACAGAGTTTAATTATGCTATCGATGACGTTAATGATTTCGGAAGTAGAAATACATCCTATTCTAAGACCATTAATATTTCAGGTACTGCTATAAACAATAAGATATTTGGCTTTGTATTTGACTTAGGGAACGCAAACTTTACAGACAATACATTGCCTAATGTAAACTATAACTTTAATGCATCAAAGTCCGCTCAATGTAGAATCTTTATTGACAAGGTACAGATATTTAAAGGGACATTAAGAATATTAGAAATTGTAATTGATAACAAAACTATTGAGTATCAATGTTCTGTGTTCGGAGAATTAGGAGGTTTTATAACTGCATTAGGCAATAATAGATTACAAGATTTAGATTTTAGTGCATATAATCACGATTATAATATAGCTAATATTAAGGCTAGTTGGGATACTATTGCAGGGACAGGATACTATTATCCATTAATAGATTATGGTAATGTAAGTACAGACAAGATAAATTTTCAATTTACTGCGTATAGACCTGCATTATATGTAAAAGAATATTTACAAAAAATATTTGCAGGTACAGATTATACTTATACCTTAGACTTGTTAGCAGGAGACCAAGAACTATTTAACAGGCTTATTATTCCACATAATCAAAAGGCTTTAACTAAAACAACAGGCACATTAAATGTAGCTACGAGAACAACTAATTTAGAAATTACAGGCACAAGTGCAGTAGCATTTGATACTGTTACGGGTTCAGGATTAGTTGTAAGTGCAGGTGGAAGTACATTTACATATTCAGGTTCTGTTTCTATAAACTTAAAGATGCAATATACTTTTGGTGGAGATTCTACAAGTGGGACATTTTACATCTATAAAAATAGCACTATCGTTTATAGTTCTAATTTTGTTGATGCATTTGGTATAAGTGAAGAATTTGAATTATTAGTAAATACAGGAGATGCAATTAGATTTAGGTTTACAAATACTGCACCTAATAGAGATGACCCACCTATTTTATTAACTGAAGCACAAGTATCTTTTTTTTCAGATGCATTTGTTCCTGTTCCTGTAAATTATAATGATGCATTAGTTATTAATGATACAATTCCAAGAGGGGTATTTCAAAGAGACTTCTTTTTAAGCATAGTTAAAATGTTTAACTTATATGTTTATGAAGATACTTGGGATGACAAAAAGATAATTATTAAGCCTTACATTAATTTCTATCCTGATACTTATGCAAACGCTTTAGATTGGTCTAATAAGATAGACAGGTCTAAGCCTTTAAGCATTAAGCCTATGAGTGAATTAAACGCAAGATATTTTAATTATAAGTATAAACAGGACAATGATTTTTATAATGAGAACTATACTAAAAAATATAATGAAGGATATGGAGACAGAATTTATGATACAGAATTTGATTTTAGCAAACAAACAGATACGCTTGATGTAATATTTGCAGCAAGTGTATTGTATCAAAAGGTAGGAACAGATAAAATATACCCTGCTATTTATAAAGTGTCAGATAATAACACAAAAGAAAATTCAATGGATAGTGTTATTAGAATTATGCAAGCTAAAAAGATAACAGGGAGAACTAGTTATAATATTTTAAATGGAGTATCAGTAGTTGATACTATAACCACTTATGGATATGGGGGTCATATTAACGACCCTTATACACCTACGAATGATATTAACTTTGGTGCGCCATTTGAAATACAATATAGTGCAGGTACATATCCAACTACAAATCTATTTAATGCATATCATAGTCAATATATAGCCGAAATAACTAGCAAGGATAGTAAACTATTAACTTGCTCTGCGTTGTTAAATACAATAGATATTAACGACCTAGACTTTAGCAAGTATATATGGATTGACGGGGTTCTATTTAGATTAAATAAGGTTGAGAATTATAACCCTATGGAATACAACACGACCAAAATAAGTTTATTAAAAGTAATTGAAACAACATACTAATGGCAGAGAATTTAAATTTAAATATTAACGTCAACACTTCAGGTGCAGATAGTTCTATTGGCTCACTTAAAAAGCAAATGAGGGAAGCACAAGCCGAAGTAATTGCGTTATCGGACAAGTTTGGTGCTACTTCAGTAGAGGCAGTAAACGCAGCAAAAAAAGCTGCAGAACTAAGGGATAGAATAGGCGATGCTAAAGATTTAGTTGACGCATTTAATCCTGATGCTAAGTTTAAAGCCTTAACTGCATCTTTATCAGGAGTAGCAGGTGGATTTGGTGCAGTACAAGGAGCGATGGCTTTATTCGGTAAAGAATCGGAAGACGTACAAAAGACTTTATTAAAGGTACAATCTGCTATGGCACTTTCGCAAGGATTACAAGCAGTAGGAGAAAGTATCGATTCTTTTAAGCAATTAGGTGCAGTAATTAGAACACAAGTTGTAAGCGCATTTAGTACACTAAGAGGCGCAATTATTGCAACAGGGGTAGGTGCATTAGCAGTTGGTTTAGGTTTGCTTATAGCTAACTTTGATAAAGTAAAAGAAGCTATTGTTAATATGTTCCCATCCCTTGTAGAATTTGCAAGCAAAGTAAAAGGAATTGTACAAGGGTTTACCGATTTTATAGGCTTAACAAGTCAGGCTGCAAGAGATATGGATGCATTAACTGAAGCTACTAATGCATATATAAAGTCAGCAGATAGAGTTATTAAAGAATTAGAATCACAAGGAGGCAAAGAAAAAGAAATATACGATGCTAAGAGGGATAGAATTCAAAAACAATTAAGTTTAATCAAGGGAGCAACTGCAGAAGAGTTGCAAGCAATAGCAGATTTAAATACTGAAATAAAAGTTTTAGATAATCAAGAGGCAGCTAGAAAAAAGAAAATAGCTGAAGATAATGAGGCTGCAAGGAAAAAAAAGGAAGCAGATGAAATAGCAGATAAAGAAGCGGGTATTGCAAGAAGAAAAGAAATTGAAGATTTTGACACTCAACTTCAGCAACGCTTAATGCAACTTGATGAAGAGAAGGCTACTAAAAAAAGAGAATTAGATTTTCAAAATATACAGAATTTAGTTACAGATTTAGATTATAAGAACGATTTATTAGACTTTGACTTTGAGGAAGACATACAAAGGCTTGCAAATAAAGAAGCCTATATTGCTGAACAAAAAGCTATTGAGTTATCAAATCTAGAATTAACCGAAAAGGAAAGAATAGATATTATTTCTAAATATGCAAAGCAAGAACAGGATATTGACAAAGAAATTACTGCAACTAAAAAAGCTGAAGAAGAAGCTAAAAAACAATTAACATTACAATATCTTGGGTTTGCAGAACAAGCAGGTAACCTATTATCACAAATAGCAGGTAAAAGTAAAGCCGTAGCTATTGCAGGATTATTAATCGAAAAGGGTGCAGCTATTGCTAAAATTGTTACACAAATGATGAGTGTGCCTGCAATCTTACCACCTGGCGCACCTAACCCTGCTTTTATACCTGCTAGAATAGGAGGTGCATTATCTATTGCATCTGTTATTGCTGCATCAGCACAAGGTATTCAACAAATTAATTCAGCAGCATCAGGTGGTGGTTCAGCAAGTGGTGGGATGCCATCTATTTCAACACAAGCGCCAATGATACCACAATTACCAAGAGCGCAAACAACAAACATAAGTCAACAATCTATAAACGATATTGGCAATCAAGCGGTTAGAGCATACGTAATTGAAAGCGATGTAACTAGCAATCAACAAAGGATAGCTGCAATTAGACAAAGAGCAAGATTTAGTTAATATTTAATAAAACACTATTTATGAGTATGGAATTACCTTTATATATGTTGGAAATATCGGATGACTTAAACGATGATGCAGAGGTGCAATTCGTTTCTTTAGTCGATAGACCTGCAATTCAAAAGAATTGGAATGCATTTAAGAATGAACAAAAGTTTCAAATTGTTAGCGAAGATAAGCGAATTATTAGTGGGTGCGCTATGTTGGCTGATACACCTATTTTTAGGAGTGATGCTAATTTTGGGGACTATTACGTGGCTTTCTCTAAAGATACTATTACAAAGATTGTACAGAAATATTTTAAGAAAGGTTATCAAAATAATGTAAACCTAATGCACGACCCTAATCAAGTAGAAACAGGGGTAACTATGTTTGAAAGTTTTATTAGCGACAAAGCAAGAGGTATTATGCCAATGAAAGGTTTTGAGGATGCTCCAAACGGAAGTTGGTTTGTATCTATGCTAGTAGAGAATGACGAAGTATGGAATAAAGTTAAGGAAGGGTTAATTAATGGATTCTCTATTGAGGGCATATTTAATTACACTCCTAAATTAACTAATGAGGAAATTAAGATGCAAAAGATAATAAACATATTAGAACAAGTTTAGTTCTAAGTGATAAACAATAATATTTATTAACATTTAAATAAAAAGAAAAATGAATCCAAAAGAAGCATTACAACAAATAAGAGCATTATTTGAAGATATGCCACAAGTTGTTGAGCCTGTTGCTCCTGTTGCACCTGAAGTGCCTGAAGTAACAAAGGTAGAGATGGCTGAATATTCTTTAGTAGATGGAACAAAAGTTATGATATCTGCTTTGGAAATAGGTGGTATGGTAGAAATGGCTGACGGCACTCCTGCTCCTATGGGAGAGCATCAATTAATGGATGGTACATCTATCCAAGTTGATGAATTAGGTGCTATCGTAGAAATCTCTTCCCCAAAAGAAGATATAATTGTAGAAGAACCTGTTGCTCCTGCTGCTCCTGTGCCACCTGCACAAGATACAAATGCAATGATTGCAGAGTTAAAGAATGACTACGAAAAGAAAAAAATGGAATTAGAAGCAAAAATTGCTGAATTAGAAAGTAAGGTAAAAAACGGGTTTGCACAAGTAGCTGAATTAGTAGAAGCACTTTCAAACACTCCAACTGCCGAGCCAACTCAAAAAGCAGCAAACGCATTTCAATCATACGTAAGCACTAATGATAGTAAATACGAAAGATTGGAGAAATATAGAAAAGCAATTTTAAAC